GAAGCGGCGTTGACGTAGTTACAGTTCCGCCGGTTAAATCAACAGAAGAAAAGGCCGCACTGTCATTATCGCCAAGACCAATCAAACTACGAAATATATCACCCGAAGAAAGGGCGTCGGTTTTGATCTGCGATAGATCTAAAGATGTTGCTGCCATATTTTATTCTACATTGTTAGTGTATTGAAGTTTTATACAACGTTATACACAAATCTAGGCAATAAACATTACAAATTCAGGATATATTTTGCTTGGCCGCAATCCCAGATTTTATATAAACCATGATCATAGCCGGAATTACCTTTATATATTAACCTATGAAACGAATCATAACCATCCGTCCATTTAAAACTTTTATGGCAAGAATCAAGCTTAAACCCTAAATTTGGTAAGTAAGATCCAGTTCCATATCTTAAATCTATAAAAGTACGAATATAATTTGGATTGTAATTTCTAATAAAGAACTTTAAGAGCTTTGAAAAACCTCCAACAACAGAAAAGCCCGACAGTGAACAAAATCTAGATATGTCATATCCACCATCTTCAAGTTTTTTAATTTGTAAAGCAGAAAAAATATTATCGCTATCACGCAATACGAAACTGTGGCTAGTATTATTTGTGCGGCCCATTAGATGGTTTTCGTCTATGAAATTTTTCACATCTTTAAACGCAGCTTCTTCCACTTTTAGATTTCTAGCGTAGAGCCTTGAGCATTTTCCAACGGCGTTAGATAATATAGATTTAATTATATGGGGCTTTTCTCTTATTTCGTCTTCTCTAAAGAAAAACGCCCTATAATCATTTTCCTCATAAAAGCATCTTTTTTCAATGTGGTAATTACTAGTCTTATCGCTAACGTCGCTATGCCAGTATAATCCATCAGCCTCAATAAGAATATTAAAATCGCTTAATTTAAAATCGGCAATCTTTTTACCTATTCTAAATTGCTTTTCATATTTAATGTTTAATTCGTCAAGTATTTGGGCCATATTTAACTCAAGGCTAGTTTCTTGTTTTTTAGCAAAGGTAGCAATATCAATTCCCAATTTGTTAATTCTCTCGACCATAGAGCTGTATGCATAGTTATGCTCTTTTGCTAAATCCTTGATCATTTTACCATTATAGGTTTTTATCGAGCCGTTTTCTATTCTTCTACTTATCGAGAGGTCTTGAAATTCTTGAAGTTTAAAAACATTGTCAACGCCATATTTTTCCTGTATAGTATTATCTCTTTTCTTTCTTATTTGTTCGTTCTTCATATTGTGTTCAACACCATACTTTTCAATCATTGACTCTTTGATCTTTTCTTTTCCGGTCTTACTAGCAAAAAACGACTCGCTTCCAAATTTCTTTAGATTAGTGGCTTTTGTTTTTGCTTTTACTTCTGGAAGAGCCTGAGTTGTTGCAACCCCGTATTTTTCCATAAGGGCCTCTTTCCTCTTTTTTCCGCCGCAGCTTTTACAAGCATCCTTTGGATAACTCTTCAAAGACGAAGATCTCGCGTTGTTTTTCATTTCTTTAATTTCATCGCAATAATCACACTTAACAATCACGATTTTGTCTGATCCCTTGCTAAGTTTGCTGGGATCGTGTCCGAATTTTTCAATAGTTTCATTTATCAATAGCATAATTCCGCCTATCCATAGTACCCTAACCTTGTCATTAACGTCAATGTATTATATGCAAAAAAAGAGGCGGATGCAACACACCCACCCCTTATTTTTAAAAAATTTATTAGAAGCTGCCAGCAAGAACTCTGCGGTTGTCCAAAACCCCGTAACCCATTTCGGCCCAGCCATAATAGCCTTGGCGTTGATGTCTATGGAGGCTTTCATCTTCAAAAATTTCAACTTCACGCTTGATAGGCATAACAAAACTATCGCTAGCGCCTTGATCAAGACCGATAACAAGCTCAACATCCGATGCTTGGAGCGATCCAGCAAGATCACTAGTGAAGTATGTTTGATATTCTTGATTATCACCAAACTCAAACAAGTCATGGAGATTTACACCAAAAATACGTGTGATAGCAGGACCATCATCTGTAGCGGTGTAAACTTCTCTACGAGAAACTTCGTCGAGTTGATCAATACCCCAGTTACGAATATCTTCGATAGCTTCTGGAGATGTATAAAGGTCTGTCAAGCGACCTGGGGCTGTAACGCTGTTACCACCACCATTTCTACGCATAACAGTCTTCATCAAGCTAACCAATCTCTTTGTGAATTGACCAGCAGCAGCGTCTGCGTCGTAAACAAGAATGTTGCGGTCAACAGCAGCCGCCAAAAGCGTATGCCATCCGTCGTCGTTCATCTTCTTTACGAAAGAGCTTTCGAGAACTTGCATTGCGCGAGCAACAACGTTCCAGTTTGCTTCACGGGCATACTTGAGCAAGAAGTCAATCGAGCTAGAAATGCCATAGGTATTAACCATGACATAATCACCCTCAACGTGACGCTCAGGAATACGTCCATTGCCTGGATTGGTGTAAGCTACGTGATCGCTCTCGGTTCCAGGTGCGAGCAAGTCCAAAGGAAATTCTGGAGTAGCTCCTGGCTCAAGAGGCATAGCCTCGAAGATCGAAGTAACGACATCTCCGAAAAGAACGCCCTTACGCAAAGGAAGTTCCAAAGCCTTAGCGATTTGACGCTGGGCTTCAATGGCAATCGCCTTGTCTGAGTCGCCAGAACGCTTTAGCAACTCAAGAAACTCTTCTGATGGTCTTGTTTTAGTAGACATACTATAATTCTCCTTTATACTCTATTAAACATTAGTGTTTGGAAGGTCGATATAAACTTTAGCATAACCGTCTTCATCTACACCGCTCAAAAATCTACCAACAAGCCTTGTTGAGCCATCTGCGTCGGTATCATCATTTGAAAGGTCGGACTTAGAAAGATTTCCGCTATGCGCAACATATGCGGGATCTCCAGCGCTTGGACTTGCGCCTTCGAGATTGTTAGTAACAACATATCCCTTGCGAAGAAGGGTAACTTTTCCACCCTTTTGAACTTCGTCCTTGTGCTGGTTAAGATGCTGACGGGTAAGGTCAATATCAACCATATCATTGAGCAAAAGACCAACAGGAACCTTGCCCGATGGCAAAGCTGCGTATGTAACCAAAGCAGCGCCTTGATCCATAGCTGCTCCAGAACCACCAGTGCTAAGGCAAGCGACCCCACCGCGAGTAGCGGCTTCATTCATGAAAAATGAAATGTCGGTATCTAGAGTGCTTCTATCTGTTTTAAGAGCCATATTTATTCTCCTTTATAGGTTTAATTTACTTTACTTTTTTGGTGTTGATTGAAGAATCGAACCAAGCCACTCACTAGCAACGGAGCGAAGAGTTTCAGATTCATCAATTTGTTCATCTACTTCAGCAACAGCTACTTCGTTTGTTTCTTCGGCTGTATCTAGAACTGCTTCGCTAGCTTCTGCCGAGTCAACTTCTTCTTCAGCCATTGTTTCTTCTTTCTTGTCTTTCTTATACATTACAGCCTTCTTCTTCATGAGGGCTACAACGTTTTCAAAAGATTGATCATCTACAGAAGCAAATGATTCGAGAGCTGTATCGGCTTCTTCAGAAGAAAATCCAGCTTCTTCAAGCTGTGCCTTTCTCTTCATCATCATAGCCTTCTTCTTCATCTCCATCATTTCTTCTTCTTTCTTTTCCATGTCTTTCTTGGCAGCTTCGGCTTCTTCTTGAAGCTTTTCATTTGCTTCAACAAGTTCTTGCTTTTGTGAAGTAAGTTCATTTACTTCGGAAAGCTTTTCAGCCAAAGATGCTTCGAGAGCTTCGATCTTGACCTTATATTCATTCTCTTTTTCAGCTACAACCTTTTCCAAAAGTTTTTGGTGTTCGGCTTTTGCTTGCTTGAGTTCTGACTGCAATTCAGCAATCTTACTTTCTTGATTATCTGACATTGATTTCTCCTTTATAAAATCTATAGTTAAAATCTCTGATTTTGATTGGTCGAAAACTTGATTACCATCCAAAATGACACTACGTGGATTAGCAGGTTTGGAAACTAGACCCTTACCAGAGAATGCTAAGTCTCGTAAAAGTCTGCCAACTTTGTAGTCTTCATATGATCCACGGCCCCCGTAGGCCCTTAGATGCTTCGTTAAAAACGCAGAAGCTTCATTTCTTTCTATTATCTTTGTATTTCCTTCGCTGTCTAAAAGAGCATAATCAAAACGAGGAAATAAACATTCCATAGAAACAAACCATTTATTTTGTTTTATCTCTGCTATAATTTGCTCTATTCTTTGTTTTTGGTCTTGATCGCTCCAAGCTTTATAAATAACAGCTTTTGTTAAAATATTAAATGAGGAAGGAAATTCATCTATATCTTCGGATATTTCATTACCTTCAAAATCAACTACTGTATTTGCTGTTATATGTCCAATGATGTCCTTTTCATTGTGCATAAAATTAAACGGTTTATCTTCAGGAGTTTTTCTAGCTTTCCACATTTCAATCGGATCAAAAACATCATCGTTCTTATTCCATCCAGTGCTAACCAATATTGATTGCAGATGAAAAAGATCTATTTGATCGTATTCATATGTACTAGCTGTTGCTATTTTATTTATAAATTCTTGAGATGGAGTAAATTCAATTGCTGGCGCAACGCAAGCAATCGTGGATGTATTTATAACATCTTCTAAACCATCTCTTATTTCTTGTTCATATATTAGCATTTTTTGCCTCCGCGATTTTATACACAAAAAAAATATATAAGCATGTTTTGTTGCTAAAAAGCAAACATTTCAGAAAAACAAAAAGCATAAATATGGCGCAATTCATTAAGAGTTGGCTTTCTTTTGTTTATCTCTATAAAGTCATTTATCTTAGATTTTGAGCTATCTATAAATGCTTGAGATGGTTTTTTCTGCGAGTCTATAATCTCTTTGATTGTTTTTTCATCTATGTCTATAAATGGCTCAAGACCAGTTAAAATACATAACTTTAAAAACTCTAATTGATTAACCTCGGCCTTGCTAAGACTTCTTACATTCTTTTTATTAAAATGCCCCAAGGCTATTGGAGAAAGTATTTCTGATATCTTTTCTTGTGCATTCATAGCCCAAAGAGCAACTGTAGTGTCAGAGCTTTTTGGTAGAACTCTTTTTTGTTTTCTTGGAGATCCGTCTCTAGAAAATTGCGGCCTGCCAGCATCTTCTACGGGCTTTCTATTTTGACTAGCTGGACCAGCGCTATCCACTGGAACGTTATTAGATGCCGGTAAACCGATTTCCTCAAAGTATTCATTATAGTTTAAAATATCTTTAGTTAATCCTATTTTAGCCATATCTTCTTTATGGTGAGGATTATGATAAGGTCCAGCCTTTTTAGGTAGATTACTGTCTGTTGATCTATCTATTTCTTCTCTCCTTACTCTAACCTTTTCGATTGTTGGTATTTCCCTAAATCT